ATGGGCTTACCTTTAAACATCCAAAACTTACCAATCCAAATTAATAGTGGCGAGTTTTCGGGGTATGTTGAGGGATGGCGTTGGAGCACAAGGTTTAATGAATTATTCCTGACAATCAACCTTTCGCCTGTCAGCTTTAGTCAAGTGGCAATGCGATGGAATACTGTTCCAATCGTTGAAACATGGCAGACGATAGATCCAACTTTGACATGGGAATACGCTACAATCGTAGCCTGATAATAGGAGAAAAATGGCAACTACTACAAACTATGGCTGGACAACGCCTGACGATACTGCGTTGGTCAAGGATGGCGCAGCGGCAATCCGGACGCTTGGTTCATCTGTTGATACAACAACTAAGAACTTAAACCCATCAACAACTCTTGGCGATATTGAATATCGTTCATCAACAGCCAATACAAATACAAGGCTTGGAATTGGATCAACAGGAAATGTTCTAACTGTTGCTGGTGGCGTGCCAACTTGGGCTGCTCCTGCTGGTGGTGGCAAAGTGTTGCAAGTGGTTCAGGGAACATTAACTGCAAATTTTACTAACAATACTGGCACTCCAACAGACACAGGATTGACTGTTACAATAACTCCATCATCTGCTACAAGCAAAGTTTTAGTTCATTATTATTTTGGAATTCAAATGTTAAGGTCAGGTGCTAATACAGATATTTATATGTTTTCTGAATTATTGCAAGGTGCAACAGTAGTGCATCAAACCCAATGGGGTATTCAAAATTTTGCAAGCAGTTCTGGAAAACAAATGGATGATTCAGTTGGTGCAGTTCATTTAGCATCTCCAGCAACAACTTCTGCAACAACCTATAAAATTAGAATGTTTAACAGCGCATCATCAACTGTGCGTTTAACCGCAGACACAATCAATATTGCATCAATAGTTGCTATGGAAATTGGAGCGTAAAAATGAAACTTACACACAATCAAATTTCTGCATCTTTAACTCATATTAAATCTGGTGCTAAATATGTTATTAGAGATTTAACTATTGAATGGTTAGACGAAAATCAAACAGAACCAACTAAGGCAGAAATTGAAGCAGGATGGGTTGCATATCAAGCAGCAGAAAAAACTGAAGCAAAAGCAACTGCTGAGGCTAAGGCTGCATTACTTGAGCGTTTAGGCATTACTGAGGATGAAGCAAAACTCCTTCTCAGCTGATGAAGCCATTCCTATCTAAGGCAGCTGTTCAATTACGGGAACAAATAGATGATTGCTTCCCAGAGCGTTTGCGTAAATCTGATGGGTGGATTGGTGATGCTAGACATAGCACACGAAAAAGCGATCACAACCCAGATGCAACAGGATGCGTGCGAGCAATTGATATTGACGCTCGGCTTTCTGACGACAAAGGGCTTTCGGCATATCTGGCAGATCAAATTCGATCATTCGGGAAATCCAATGGTCGCATCAGTTATGTAATTCATCAAAGCCGTATTGCATCCCCATTACTTGGATGGCGTTGGCGATCATACAAAGGAAATCCACACTCGCATCATATTCATATTAGTTTCAAAAAAGATCAAGACAACAATTCAGAGTTCTTTAACATCCCACTACTAGGAGGCAACGCATGAAACTATCAAACAAACACAAGGCTGCAATCAAGTCTTATTTAAGAGCCGTGGCTGCTTCCGGCATTACTGTCCTTTTAGCAATCGTTGCTGATATTCGTCCAGAGTTTGCAATCTTGGCTGGTGCGTTAGTTGCACCTATTGCCAAAGCATTAGATCCAAAATCCGGTAAAGAAGCTGATTATGGAATCAATGCGAAATGACAGCAAACGAATGGGTTGGTATCGCCGTTGGCGTATCCGCCATATCAACAAGTTTATTGTTGGGTCTGCGTTGGGTTATTAAATCTTATTTACAAGAATTGAAACCCAATTCTGGAAGTTCGATCAAAGACCAAATTACACGACTTGAACAGCGTGTCGATGATCTGTTTGTTTTAATCTCTAAGCGATAATTTTATTTATGGCGAACACTCGAAAACCTATCAAACGCAAAAAGATCAATCGTCGTGTCGTTCGCCAATCTCCTGAACCTTTAACAAAAATAGATCAGCATTACACCGCATTGCATGAATGTTATAAAGCAGCTCGTAAAGCAGGATTTACACCAGAACACGCATTCTGGTTGATGACCGAGCATAAGACTTTCCCTGATTGGATCGTAGGCGATGGCGGGATTATTCCTTCCATAGATCCAACTGACGATGAGGATGACGATTAAAGCCAATCGTAGGTATTTGATAACACCAGATTTGCAGATTCCACTACATCACCCACAAGCTGTTAAAAACCTCATTCGCATGAGCAAACATGAGAAATTTGATTATGTATTAAATGTTGGTGATGAGTTAGATATGACTTCTCAGAGCCGTTGGGTCAAAAACACCAAACTAGAATTTGCTGAAACTCTTGATGAGGAAAGAACTATCGCTCAAAACATTCTTTACGATTTAGGCACAACAGATATCATTAGATCGAACCATACGGATAGATTATTTACGACCTTGCTTAAAGGTGCTCCATCATTACTTGGATTGCCTGAATTGGTTTATGAGAAATTTATGAATTATTCAGATCTTGGCATTCGTTTCCATAAGAGGGCTTATGAATTTGAAAAAGGCTGGTATCTTGCTCATGGCGATGAAGGGGTTATGTCCAAGCACGCTGGTATAACTGCCCTTAATCTGGCTAAAAAGTGGGGAAACAGCGTAGTTTGTGGGCATACCCATAGGCAGGGTGCTACTAGACACCAAACTGGCTTAAATGGGCGTTATTCAACGATTTGGGGTATCGAAGCCGGTCATCTTATGGACATGAAGAATAAAGCGTCTTACCTAAAATATGCGTCAGCCGATTGGAATATGGGATTTGTCGTGCTTAGTTTTGGCAAGAAAGGCATGAGCGTAGAAGTTGTGCCGGTCAATCATGATGGGTCATTCAGCTACAATAAACGTTCTTATGGGGCGTGAAACAGACTATATCGACCGCACGATTGATGACCATATCGATGATGTTGAGGATATTGGCGTTATCTAATCGTTATAAAACACGCCGAAAGTAATTAACCGCCTGTCCTTGATCTAGGTCATACTTTATGCATCCACAAAAGCTGTGGATATGTAAGGGAGCAACATGACCGCAAAAGATGACATGCTACAACTAGCGTGGATATTTATGGGCTTAGGTATAGGCGCATGGATTATCCATGAAATCAAAGACACCGCATTCCAGAATGGATATTGGAAAGGTCGGGCGCATGGTTGGGATTCACACCGCAGACTGATCAACACCAAAACCAAGTCTGATGAGGTTTTTGACTATGACAAGCAGAACTGAGTTTTTGGATGAGATCGCAACAATCCTCTCAGCTAGAGGATCGGTTTACGGAAGCAGTCAAAGCAATCACGAGCGAATCTCAGAATTGTGGTCTGCTTACTATGGAGATTACATATCGCCAATGCAGGTCAGCATCATGCAACTGCTCGTTAAGGTCAGCAGACTTGCCGAAACTGCAAATCACCAAGATAGTGTTAAAGACATCATTGGTTATGCAGTCATCTACAAAGAATTGCACGACCATTACGACCAAGAGTTTGGAGTAGCTGATGGCATTTAATTTAGAGGATTATGAGGATGTGGCTACCTTGAACAAATGGTTCATTGCCAACTATCCAATGGGTCGATCTGATATTTCCGTAATTAGTCATGATCCTGAAAAGGGTTATATCTTGGTGCAAGCAACTTTGTGGCGAGATGCAACAGATTCAGCACCGGCAGTTAGCAACATTGCCTTTGGATCAAGGGAAACATATATGGCTAACATGAAAAAATGGTATGTCGAGGATACAGCTAGCAGCAGTTTAGGAAGGGCAATAATAATTCTTAAAGGCTCAAATAAGACTGCTACGAAAGACAGCATGGAAACAGTAAAGGCTGACCAATCATTTAAAGACAAATTGGAAAGTCGTCAAAACATGTATGGTAAGGCTGGATCTAAGTCAGCACAAATCGAAACAATCCTAAGAGATAGTTTTGAAGCTGATAAGAAAGATCCTGAACCTGTTGCATGGTCTGTTGGTGAAGTTGTCGATCAGATAGCGGCATCAATACCTAATGAGCCACCAGCGTGCCAGCATGGGCATATTCTGAAAGAAGGAATCTCTAAAGGAGGCAAGCCATATTATGGATATGTATGCAAAGCAAAAGCATGTGAACCTAAATGGGCAAAACTTACAGC